CCGCGCCATCACTATCCAAGCCATGTTCACTCCTCGCATTTCTTAAATGCATTTAAGTTTTGATATAGCTGGACGTTATCACCCCAGCCAGTACATATTATCTCATGGCATAACATGCTAGTCAAGCTGAGAGGCTCTGAATGGCGCTGTGAGCGACGATAACAAAAGGAAGGGTAGGGTACTGGGTACTGGTATAACGTCGCTGAGAGAGCGTTAGAGAGAGAATTACAGGCAAAAAAAAGCCCCACCATATAGGCAGGGCTGTGGAGTGCTGATGTTACTGTGACAATTCAGCGTAAGCGATCAGCAGGAAACAGGCTATCAGTATTAAGCCGATGGTGTCGTTCACTTGGCGATTTTCTGGGCGAGGAAAGCAAGCATTTCATCTGTTGTAAGCTTGTACTTTTCAGATTGCCCCAGCTTTTCGCACGCGGCCCACCAAGCAAGCATAGATGCCCTTTTCTTAAAGTCACCTTTGACGTTATCGCTTGAATCGCTATCGCTTTCCCCGTCGCTCTCTGCCTTTGGCGCTGATGGTATGCGTAGCGCCTTCGCGAGTGAGTCGATACCCTTCGCGCCTTTATCCATCTTGGCTTTAACGACCTTCTGACCTGCGGCGGCCGTCTTGACCTTGTGATATTCGCAAAGCTTGTCATCAAGGCCGGTTGCTACTTTTAGGATCGTTCGCACCATTGACGCCATAGCTTGCCGCGATGAGTCGGATATAGTGAGCGCTTCCCGATAACCAACAATGTAATCCTTGAGGTCATTTACAGTGTGGATCTTTTTCGCATCGTCTAGCAGTCGAACGGTCAGCAGTGTGGATTGTTCATTGTGGAATTTTCCAAACATGCTACCAGCAAGGAAAGGCGCGCTAGTGTTGGATTGTACGTTTTCAGATTTCATATCAAATACCTTTTCAGATTATATCGGGCGCGGTATTGCACCCGATGAGGGATTATAACCATAAAACGATAGGGGCGTGCAACAAAAACTTAAATGCATTTAAGCTTTTATAGGCTCTGAGTGTTCCTGTATCGCTCTCTGTTGGCCGTTAGCGTTGGGCTATATGTGGACCTTCCTTGCCCCACATCTTCGCTGATTTGCTCAGACCTACACAGATCAGGCACCGGGGGAGGTATTTTGCAACTCTACGCGCGCGTGGTCCTGCTCAGACACAAAAAAGAGTCAAATTAGGTCATAGTAATTCTAGTAAATTGTCCTTATTTATTAAAAAGTTAGTACTCACTAACTAGTATTGTGTAATCTGCACTGTAACTACACAGAATCTGCACTGTAAATCCACTGTGCTCTGGGTAATTTTACATCTTTTACAGATTCTTCTTGACTTTTTACTAAAAGTATGATATAATAATATGTATATATAGAACAATACAGTTCCTACTTACAATTATTAGGAACAAATATAAGAAAAGAACCAGAAACCCAACTAGGTTAAGTCTATATAGTATGGATAACGACGTTAAACAGAGCAATCCTGTTGGTCGCCCTAAAAAGTCTTCTGTTTCCTCTAAGAAAAAAGGAGGCAGAAAGGCTGTAGGTAGGCCAAAGGGTGATGCAGCTATCATAAATGAGTACAAAGCAAGGATGTTAAACTCTCCTCGTTCTCGTGCCGTGATGGATGCTATATTTGAAGCAGCTACAGACCCAGATCATAAAAACCAAGCAGCAGCGTGGAAGTTAGTTATGGATCGTATTCTTCCTGTTGCTGCATTTGAAAAGGATATAGTAAAAGATGCAGGAAGAAATGCGATACAGATTAACATCACTGGCGTTGGAGCTACGTCTATTACAGAAGGAACTGAAACTACAGGGACAGAAGAAGATGTTGTCGTTGCAGTCCAAGATCCATCACATTAAAGACGCTATTAAGCATCTTGTACATGAAATACTTCACTAAAGAAGAGTTTAATTGCCAACATACTGGTGAAAACCGTATGGAGCAGGACTTCTTAGACAAACTTGACCAACTCAGGGACAACTGCGGTTTCCCTTTTGTTATCACCAGCGGCTACAGAAGCCCTAGCCACCCTATAGAAGCTAAAAAAGATGTACCGGGAACCCACGCGCAAGGCATAGCAGCAGACATAAAAATAACAAACGCTGCACACCGGTACACGTTAATAAGAGAAGCTTTATCCATGGGATTTACTGGCATAGGGGTCGCTGGTGACTTTATTCACGTTGATACACGGGGAACTGTCCCTGTAATCTGGACGTATTAATGTTATACACTAAAAACGTAAACCTAACAGACACCTCTACACAAACTGTTGTAACAATACCTAGCGGTTTTGTAGCTCACTGGAACATGTTGTTTGTGGCTAACCTACATAACGCAACTAACGACGTTACTGTGTTTGTAGACAAACCTTCTCCTACTGCTGATGTATACATTTACAATGAAACCAACATATCAGCTAAAAACAATTTGTTAATTGACGGAAACGCTATCTTTGTACTACAAGCAGGAGATATAATTAAAGCAGCAGCAGGAGGATCAGGTAACGTAGAAGTAGTTGTCACCTTTGACTTACTAGAACAACCAGCAACATTTGTAAACTTTAACGGAGCATAACATGAAGTATCTTTTTGGTGTATTATTTTTGTTTGTTAGTGGTATTGTTTATCCTGCTACTGTTATCAACTACGATGATGGATCTACGTACACCCTAGAAGAAAATCAAGAAATCTACATCAGTACTCCTAGTAGTTCTTTGTTTAAGAGACAGCTAATGAAAAACAAAGACACGTTCTTTCGTGTACAAAAGCCGTGGACTAAACGTGACTACGTAGAACAACCACAAGATCCTTTTGCTGTAGGATCACATCAGTGGTGTAAGACTTACGTGCCGTGGAGCGAAGGTTATACATTTAATATGCAGGCTTGGAGCCGTTTCTGTGACACCGATAACGACGGTAAGTACGGCTGTGGTGACAATCAGTTTGATAACTCAGAAGACGCTGGAGTTTGTAACTAGACCAAGTGACAGATTTAAACGTACAACTGTTGCCGTGGCAGCAGGAAGTCTACTCTGATCCTACTAGGTTCAAGGTAGTAGCCGCAGGACGGAGAACAGGGAAGTCCCGTCTTGCTGCTTGGATGTTAATCATTAATGCACTACAGACCGATAGAGGTCAAGTTTTTTACGTTGCGCCTACGCAGGGCCAAGCAAGAGACATCATGTGGCAAACCCTGCTAGAGCTAGGACACCCTGTTATCTCAGGTTCGCACATAAACAACCTGCAGATCAAGCTGGTCAACGGGGCCATGATTAGTCTCAAGGGAGCCGATAGGCCAGAGACAATGCGTGGTGTGTCCTTGAAGTTTCTTGTGATGGACGAGTACGCAGACATGAAGCCTGACGTATGGGAACAGATACTCCGTCCAGCACTGGCAGACCAAAAGGGTTCTGCGATGTTTATAGGTACGCCTATGGGACGTAATCATTTTTATGAATTGTATAAATTTGCAGAGCTAGGCGACGATGAGACTTACAGGGGCTGGCATTTCACCAGCTACGATAACCCAATCTTGGACGCATCTGAAATCGACTTGGCAAAAAAATCAATGTCGAGTTATGCCTTTAGACAAGAGTTCATGGCCTCGTTTGAAGCCAGAGGCTCAGAAATGTTTAAAGAAGATTGGATACAGTTTGGAGAAGAACCAGAAGAAGGTGATTACTACATAGCTATTGACCTTGCTGGTTTTGAAGAAGTAAACAAAAAACGAACAAAGAACTCTAAACTTGATGAAACCGCAATCGCTGTTGTTAAAGCTGGGCCTAATGGTTGGTACGTTGATAATATTATACACGGGCGGTGGGGCTTTGATGAGACTGCCACCAAGATATTTCAGGCCGTTAGAGACTACAGACCCGTTAGTGTTGGTATTGAAAAGGGAGTTTTAAAACAGGCTATTATGAGTCCTTTAACTAACCTAATGAAACAATACGGAAGATTTTTTAGAGTTGAAGAACTATCTCACGGTAACAAGAAAAAAACTGACAGAGTTATGTACGCATTACAAGGAAGATTTGAAAACGCTCAAATTAGTTTAAACAAAGGTTCATGGAATAATAAATTCTTAGACCAGTTGTTTCAGTTTCCTGATGTATTAACTCATGATGATTTGGTTGACGCACTAGCATATGTAGATCAGTTAGCTAAAGTAGCGTACCATTATGATTTTGAAATAGATGATCACGAAATACTAGACGTAATAGCAGGATACTAAAGTGAACTATAAAGTTTTTAGACCG